TAATTCATAACAGGAATATATATCAATGGATCAAAGAAATTATATTCAATGAGACTATACATTAATTATATTAGAGTCTCTGAAATAATTTAATCACTCGTATTCATTGATATATAATCCTCACCAATCTTATGAAATCTTTTAAACTATGGATCGTCAAATTCTTAGGAATTGACAAAATGATTCAAGAGCTAAAAGAAGATGTAAGCGAAGATATCGAAATGGTTCAACGAGACATGAGCAGTGAGATTGAATCAGTACAAGATGAGGTTAACGAGAAGATATCTCAACGAGACTTAGACTATGCAATCGAGGATATGGACGAAAGAAACAATGAGCTCAACGATGAGCTACAGGATCTTATTCGTAAATTACAAAAAGCAAATTTAATCTAATTACTCTCTCCTCTCCTTCAGCACAGTTGGAGGAGAAGGAAGATCTAATTAACTAAACACGATACCATGCTTGTCAAACAATTTTATTTAATTCACAAGGAATCAGGTACAATTGAAGCAGTCGGCAGCAAGGGTAAACTCAGGAGAATACAGAAGCAATTAGAGGACAGAGAAATGTATAAAGTTAGTAAATATCAAAAGCTATCTTCTCGTCCTACTAGCACAGCAAAACGAAATCCTAGCAAGCCGATAAAGCGTAAGACTAGAAAGAGGTGGACAGCACCAAGAGCGCTAAGAAGGAGGATCATCAAACGTAAGTTTAAGACTAGACCAGAAACAGTCGAGGATATGAGAAGAATCGTTAAAGCAGGAGTTAACGTCACTTGTCGAAGAGGTAACAATCTTGACAAGGATGAAATATTATTAGAATTAATTTAAACTAGAAAGGAAGGTGATAATATGTTTTATTTAATCCACAAAGAGACTGGGAAAGTTAAAGAAGAAGCAAGCAGCAAAGGCAAACTAAGAAGAATACAAAAAACTATGGAAAATGGAAAAGACTTCAAAGTCTCAAAATTCAAACCAGGATCAACACAGATGACAAAGACAGGAGTTAAACAAGTTCGATCTGATGGAACCCGTCAAAAAGGTTTCTCAGCACGATTCACTCCAGAACAAATAATCAGATGTCAAGAGAGAATCAATGAAAGAAGAATTAACGCAGGTCTTAAAGTTATCGTACCAGTACCAACAGTCGATGAAATTAATAAGAGAAGATCAAGAGGATTTGATATTGAAGGAATGGATGCTTATCAAGAGAAGATGTCAGGCTTAGTTAAGAAATTCGGTCAAGTACTAAACATCGGAGGAGAGGACGTACCAGTTGGTCTATCTCGTCGAGAAAAGCGAAGAACTCGAACGAGGAAGAAGACAAACTACGATGGCTCATTCGATGCAGCACTTTTAAAGCTAGCATAATTTCTCTTACTAGGATTTACCGTCTAAACTAAAAATGATTCACCTCCTTTCTAGTCACGGACTCTTAGGTAGATCCTAGCAAAGAGTAATTATTCGAGATTTAACTGATATCGGCAACTCCCAGAGATGGGTATAGTTAGATCTCAGAAGAATAGTTATTTCTAACCTCTCTGGTCTATTTGTTATATTGGAACTACGGAACGGTAGCTCATTACGACATTACTGGAGAGGATAGAACTAATTATTAAAATTATGAAACACAGTTGTCTACAAAATTTAGTAAGACTCGGGAGAGCAAATTATCAATGTGATATTTGTAAAAAAGATATGTCTCTTGAGTTAGTCTTTCTCTTCGATTGTATTGGCGAGAAAGAGTTTAATAAAGTAACAAGAGTTGTTAAAACAAATGAAATCACAAAACCCAACAATTAGAAAACACCAAGAAGCGAAGAAGACACTAAAGCAGCAGTGGTTTTGGATCAAGATTCTCTTGATAGCTACTTTAGTGATCCTTGGAATTAGCTAACAGGTTACTGATCTCTATTCTTAGCTTCTGTATCGAGAGTACAGAAGGGGAAGTACTTCTACACGACAAGCATGGGGGCCTTTGAATCAGAGATCAGCAATTTATTAACTAATAAAAATATGATCCAGAAAATCAAAGAGAAATTAATCATCCTAAGAATTGAATTCGGGTTTTTCTTCTTAGGGAGATGCAAGAAATGTGATGGGGAGATATATTTCTGGTCTCAAACAAGAGGTCATTGCAAAAAGTGCAATGCAATCTATTATTTTAAACCTTTTATATGAACACGACCGCAGAACAATTGATTCAAGAGGAACTTGGGAGCTTAAAGGTTATTTCTCAGAAGGAGAAAATAGCAAGAGCTTTCAAACGAGGAGTTGATCAAACGATGACTTACCTGATCAACCAAGAACCAGCAATCGCAGAAGACAAAGGTCTTCACGATTATGCTGAGAAGATGTTCGCTCTTGAAGTAATCCAAGATCTCAAAGAATCCTACAAAATATAGTTTATTTAATCGGGATGGAGACGACGAGTGATGGAGGTATTTGCAACGACACGACGGTTCAGACTTTTGTGCAACAGCGTTGAGATATCTCTTATCTCCTCCCGCTTAAGTAAATTATATGAATCATGAAATCAAATGTCCTCGATGTGGAGGAAATGGCTACAAAACATTTAACAAGAGAGAAGGGAGATGGTTCTTCGATTGTATTACATGCGGAGATCATCGTCTTCTTAAAGAATTAAATAATAATAAGGTAGTAACCGAGAAGGTGAGGCCTACAGATTTATGAACAAAGGTGTTAGAGTCTACACGAATAAGCAAAAGCTCTTCAAGTTTATTCGTAGACTAAGAAATCAAGCAGGACTTGATTACATGCAAATTGAAGAGTGCATCAGAATTGGTCTTCTTTCGATCAAGCATGGTGTAAAAGAAAAAGAACTCGAAGAACAGTTCGATCTAAAGAACAAGAGAATACTCAAAGAAAGAAAAGAGTTAGAGAAAGTTCTCAATGAACGTCATGAGAATAAAACTCTAATGAGATTCATGAATTTGAATTTCTTTCAAAGACTTAAGTTCTTATTTACTAAACAATATTAATTAACTAACGGTCGAGCAATGATATATAAAACTACAACTAGAGAGGGGGTGACAAACAATGGCTAAAAAAGAAACTAAACAGATGTATCACTTGATCCATGTAAAAACTGGAGCAGTGAAAGAGAGTTCTACTAACAAAGCCGCTTTACGAAGACTGCAGAAAGGATTGAAAAATCCTCAAATGTTTAAAGTTTCTAAATTCGATCACTTGGTTGAGTCAAAACCAAAAGCGAAGAAAGAAACAAAGAAAGCAAAGAAAAGTACTGGTGCAGCTAAGAAATCAAAGAAAGCTGTAAAGAAAACAAAGAAAGCAAAGAAAGTAAAAAAGGCTAAAAAAGAAGCTCTTGACATCTAGTAAAGGGGATAGTTAGTAAAGCTACCCCTTTACTTTCTATCTGATTATTAATTATTAACATGTAAACAACATGGCAAAGAAAAAGAAATCAGCATCTGCTGGACTAAAGGCAGATGTTACATTAGGTGCTATTCACAAATTTAGTGATGATGCACACGGTGGGATCAAATTTGAAACAACTGATCTCCCATGTCAAATTTGCATTAAAGATGTTCCAGTAGAATCAATCGAAGAAGTATATGCAGAGTTCGTTTCACGTTCTCTTGAAATGATTAAAGAAGGAAAAGTAAAGTACGAGGCATTTCTACAAGAGCTGAACGAAGAGGATGATGAAGAAGAGGACGAAGATGAAGAGGAAGAAGAAGAAAATGAAGATGATGAAGAGGAAGAAGAGGAAGATGACGACGAGGAAGAAGAGGATGAGGAAGAAGATGAAGACGAAGAAGAGGACGAGGATGAAGATGAGGATGAAGAGGACGGAGAAGACGAGGAAGAGGAAGAAGAGGACGAAGATGAAGAGGAAGAAGAGGACGAAGATGAAGAGGAAGACCTAGACATCAAAGTCAAATTGACAAAGAAAGAACTTGCTGCAATCATGGACTTCTTGAATGTTATTAAGTTAGCAAAGACTTCAAAAGATCTTGAGAGAGCAGGTAAATCAATCAAGAAAGCTAAAGCACTTAAAAAGTGTAACGCGAAACAAAAGAAATACATCAAGATCGCCTACGAACAACGGGCTGATCAACTTGATGGATAAGAATGAAAGGCTCTAATAAAGTCTCTCATTCATATATCAACGCTTATCTCAAGTGTCCTAAACTTTTTTATTTTAGACATATATTAAAGCTTAGGCCTCCTAAGAAACCATTACCTCTTGCGTTCGGGTCTGCTCTTCATAAAGGTCTTGAAGAGTATGAAGCAAAAGGAGCAGATCCGATCGAAGAGTTTCAGAAAGCATTTAAGTTCAAAGAAATTTTGTTTGAATTTAAAGGTCAAGAATTGGAGGAAAGCGAAGCTCTCGATCGATACGAGGAAGAGATAGACAACGGGATCCGTCTATTAGAATATTTCCTCGAAGAAAGGGAGAATGGTTCACTCCAAGACTATGAAGTATTACATACCGAGAAGAGGTTCAAAACACCTATTAAGTCAATTGGAAAAAAGAGGTGTAAAGCTGATCTTCTTTCAGGAGTTGTCGATGTAATTAGAACAGACGAGAAACTCGTTGATTATAAAACAAGTAGTAAAAAGTACAATCAGAAGAAGGTAGATGAGTCATTACAACCGACTTTCTACTATCTATGGTATTATCTGACTTATGGTAAACTCCCAAAAGGATTTATCTATATAGTCTTTATGAAGAAAAGAAAGAGTAACCCGATCGATGTCTTAGAAACACATCGTACAATGAAAGATTTGAAAGAACTCGTTGATATCATAAACCAAGTTCAAACAAAGGTCGAAAGAGGATTCTTCAATAGAAATCATGGCAGACATGCTTTCTGTGATTGCTTTAAACTCGAAGCATATTTTAACTCATTAAAAGAAATTTCGTATGATAGGTCCAATCGTAAAAGAAAAGTGGTATTCACTCTCTGATCTAATGGAATTAGGTAAAGAGGGCTATCTACCTATCAAGTCGAGGTATAAATTTGATCAACTGATTAAGGAAGGAAAGCTTTGTTTTGTCAATAAAAACTCAAAGAAGTTTCTTGGTAAAGATGTGCTCGATTACTTTAACAAAGAAAAGAGAAACAAAAAATAAGTCTCATGGCTAAGAAGAAAATTAAAAATCCAATGTTGAAGCGGGCTCTCTTTTATCGAAAGAGAGAAATCTCTGTGATTCCTGTTGGTCGTAATAAAAAGCCATTATTCAAATGGAAAGAATATACAAAACGATTGCCGACAAGAACAGAGATCAAACAATGGTGGAAAGACTATCCAGATGCAAATGTTGCAATTATAACTGGAGAAATTTCTGGAGTAACTGTAGTAGATATTGAGAAAGGTGGGGAGACTGATTATCTTCCTAACACTCTTGTCTCAAAAACTGGAGGCGGGGGATATCATTATTATTATAAGTACTCAGAGAGATTTAACAATGGAGTCAGAGTTAAGAAACTAACTGATATTAGAAATAATTCAGGATATGTAGTAGCTCCTCCTTCAATGCACGAATCTGGAAAGAAATACAAATGGAATAACAAAGAAGATCTCGCACCATTTCCAATTCATCTGTTTCATGAAGAAGCAGTAGAAGACGCAAAGAAAAAAGAAAACCAATGGAGTGAACTACTTGAAGGAGTATCTGGTGGAATGAGAAATGATTCTGCAGCTAAAGTTTGCGGTCTCTTTCTTACAAAGACTCCTTTTAAATTGTGGGATCAATTAGCTTGGCCTGCAGTAAAAGAATGGAATCAGAAGAACGATCCTCCTTTGAAAGAGGGAGAATTAAAGAAAGTCTTCGAAAGTATTAGTAGCAGAATCACGTATCATAGAGAAGATTATGAACAAGAAGTTCTTTCAATGGCAGAGATCACTGTAAAGCATAAAGAAATAATGGAACAGAGAAAGACTGGTAAATTAGAAGGAGTAACTACTGGTCTTAAAGCATTAGATTCTAAATTAAATGGAGGATTCAAAGCAGGAGACTTAATTCTGATAGGAGCTAGACCATCAATTGGAAAGACTTCACTTGCATTAACTTTCTCATACAATGCAGCAAGGAAAGGTAAAAAAGTTTTATTCTTTTCAATTGAGATGTCATCGATTGATGTATACGACCGATTACTATCATTCATTACAAATAGAAAATGTAATGACATCATACAAGGTACTGCTCCTACAAAGTTGCTTAGAAAAGCATATGTAAAGGCGAAGAAACTTGACTTATCAATTGTTGAACTAGCGAAAGCTACATCAGAAGAAGTGATTGATGTTGTCAAGACTAAACTAATCGAGGACAAAGTTGATTTAATTGTCGTAGACTATCTTCAATATCTTAGAGATAGCGAAGGCAAAAATGGTAACTCAGCATCAAGAATCGGTAAGATCTCTAAAAATTTAAAGATGTTAGCTCGGATGACAAATATCCCTGTTGTATCTCCTGTTCAATTGAATAGGAAATCAGAGGGCAGAAGTAATAAAACTCCAGAGCTATTCGATCTTAGAGATTCAGGAGATCTTGAAGCAGATGCAGATGTTGTCATGCTATTAAGTAGAAGTATCATTGGCGAATATCGTGAGAAAGCATTTCTACAAATAGCAAAGAATAGAAAAGGAGAGACTGGTAACTTGAATTTAAAATTTAATTCAAAGACTACTAGATTCTCCGCATATAGAATATAACTCAATAAGAACAATTTACTATGGGATATGTAAATAAAAAGTTACTTAAAAGGGCACAATCAATGGGCAGATATATCAAGCTTGAAGGAGAAGGAGATTCATTGAAAGGTATCTTTCTAGATGCAGAAGAAAAGTACAGTGAGAAATACAAGAAACCAACTTTCAATTACTCATTTGAAATTGAAGGCGAAGAGAAAACTCTTTCATGCTCATCTCCTAAAGTAGCAAAGAAATTTGCTTACATTGAGCCAGGTACTGCAGTTAAAGTTACTCGTCTTGGTACAGGTAATAAAACTGATTATAGTATCGAAGAGATTAAAGGTAAAAAGAAAAAAACAAAATCTTTAGTCTCAAAGAAAAAAACAAAAAAGAAAAAGAAAAAATCATTATCACTTTAATTAATCATTTAATTGACCAATTCTATGGCAAAGAAAAAACCTGCAGCTAAGAAAAAAGCTGTGAAAGCTAAGGCTAAGAAAGCTAAAGCTGCTCCAAAGAAAGTGGAGAAAATTAAAAGAATTTCTATCAGGACTGAAGCTTCTGCTAGAGTTACTGAAATTATTGATGAATTCGATGAAGAGAATCCAACAAAGAAATCTATTCGTGAGTTTAGAAAAGCTTTGTCTGAACTCTCAAAAGAAAGATATCCAAAAGGTGGTTTGGTAAAACCTCTCGAGGAATATACTGAAGGACTTGAAGAAGAGGAAGAAGTAGAGGAAGAAGAACAAGACGAAGTGGAACAACCTGAAGAGGAAGAAACAGAAGAAACAGAAGAGGAAGAAGAGGAAGAGGTAGAAGAAAAACCAAAAAAGAAAGCAAAGAAAGCTCCTAAGAAAAAAGCTAAGAAAACATCTAAGAAAAAATAAGATGTTTATCATAGTTGAAGGAGTCGATAAGAGTGGAAAATCTTCTCTGATCAATGAACTCAGTCAACTTCTAAACTATCCAATAGTAAAAAACGAATTCAAACCCACTGAGCATAAGCCAGAATTCATAGCAGGAGTCTACGCAGGGTTATACAATACCCTGCTCTCCTGCTACAGTGGAGATATTATTTTGGATAGAAGTCATATTACTGAGATAGTGTATGGTCGAATAGTGAGAAGCTATAATGCACTAAAGTATTTCAATTGGTTACAGTTCGAAGAAGAGAAGCTCGTAAAAAAAGCAGTTGTAATTTATATGACTGCGAATGATACAACTCTAGAACGAAGACACAAAGAAGATAAAGAAGAATATATAAATGTAAAGCAGATTCCTCACATACAACAAGCGTACAGAGATCACATTGTTTCTTCAAATCTAGAGTACTTGCAATTAAGTTCTGAAAGAGACATGAATAAGAATATGGCTGAAGCAATGTATTTTATTCAATCATTCAAGAAAAAGTATGGACATAAGTGAAATCAAAAAGATTAATGTCTCAGGAGATCTTCTTGCTGCTATGTTTAAAGCTCAGACAAAAGCTGAGAAAAGATTCATGGAAGTAGAAGGTATTCCAGAGAGATTAGCTTTCGGAAAGATCGAGAACTTACATCTCCCAGAAGTATGTCGTCATGTAAATGATAATATACTCTGGAGAATGGTTCAAGAAATAAATGAAGCTGTGATTGCTTTGAAGAATGGAAAGACTTGGAGACAATCAAAATACTTTACAGATGTGAATGAGTACCTTGATGAAGTAGCAGATATCATGATCTACTTTATTAATTTATGTTTAGCATCTGGTATCGATGCAGAACAATTAACTCAGATTGTTCTTAAGAAAATAAAAATAAATGAAAAACGGATTGAAAGCAAGTACTGATGTTGCTAACTTAGAAATAAGAATAAAAAAGACAGTTCATAGATGTGGGTTTTGTAAACAAGTCAAGCAAGTTATACAAAGAGTCGGAGGTAGCGAAGAAGAGAACGAAGGAAAGTTAATGCCAAACTTCTCTTTCGTTTGTCAAACTCCTGGTTGCTCTATGTATATTGACATGAACAAAGTTACAACCTGGATCTTAGCTGGCTCAAAGAAATATGAGAATTTACGAAAATTGCAAAGAAGCAGTGAAAGATATCGGAAGGGAACTCCAAAAATGTTCGTCCGAAGTACACACTCAAACGATGCAAAACAAGTCAATCGCAAAAGACGAAGGGTACAACACAAGAGAACTACAAGCCTTCTCCTTCGCGATTATCAATCAAGATGACAGAGATGAGATGCCGCATGTTACTAAAGAATGGTGTAAAGCAGAATTCAAAGAAAGAATCTCATCAACACCAAAGAATCCTGGCGAAGCATATAAGTTACGTAAAGATGTCTGGGAAGAATTTTTAATCGAAGAAGAAAGAGAAGCAGAAGAGGATGGAGAAATTAAATACTGGACTGAAAAAGTATTTGAATATACTTATGCAGAAAGAATGCATTGGCAGATTGGTAAAGTCATTGAAGAATTAAAAACACATCCAGATACAAGACAGGCTATCATTACTATTCATGATCGAAAGATTGATCAAGAAAGAATGGGCCAGATGAGAGTTCCTTGTTCTATGTTTTATCATTTCATGTTTAGAAATGACAAGCTCGATATAATTTATAACATGAGAAGTTCTGATTTTATCACTCACTTTCAGAATGATATCTGGTTAGCAATGGCAATGCAAACTTACATAGCAAAGTATGTTGGAGTAGAACCAGGTAAATTCATCATGCAAGTTTCTAGTCTACATATCTATCAGAAAGACTGGGAAGAACTTCAAAGATACTAAAATGAAAATAAGAGAAAGAACAATCTCGTATAAGTATTTCAAATCTCTTGAACCTGAAAGAGATTATATCGGAGCATATGATGAGAAGGACGATGTAATTCTAATGTATAGAGAGACTCCCAATGAGAAAACCTATCTTAGAATTACATCGTACCCTTGGTACTTCTGTATCACAAAGAAAGATAGAGAACTTAAGAAAGTTAGAAAGTGGATTAAAGAAAGAAAGCTAGAAGGATTAATCCAAAAAATAAAAGGAGATGGAGACTATATCAAAATCTTTTGTAGAAATGTAAACAATCGCAGAGTACTTGATGGTAAAGGAGAACTCTTACGAGAACTTAAACAATTAAAGATTAGAACTTATGAAGCTGATCTTACTTCATCTCAAAGATGTGTTCTTGATAACAACTTACAAGTAGCACAGAAGTATAAGATTTTATATTTCGATATTGAAACAGATGACAGAGGAGAAAAGATTGTTATTGGTGAAAGAAGAATCGTTTCAATTGCTGCAGTTAATCAAGACGGTAGAGAATATTATTATTCTTATGAGAAAGAAAAAGATATCTTAAAGAAATGGTATGATCTAGTTGCTAAGTACGATATCATTACAGGATGGAATAGTGAGAACTTTGATATTCCATACATCAGAGAAAGAGCAAAGCTTAATAGAGTCTGGAGTAAATATGGTAAAGGAGAGATTCATGTTGACATGATGAATAAACTTAAAGAGATTCATAAAAGAAATATCGAACTCATTAAGAAAGTAAGAAGTTTTTCATTGAATGCAGTAGCAAAAGAATTTCTAGGAGAACAGAAAGTAGAACATAAAGAAGGTATCTATGAGATGTTCGAGAATAATCCAAAGCTATTAAAAAAGTATAACATTCAAGACTGTAGACTCGTAAAAAGAATTGACGACAGATTAAGAATTCTAAGACAAAAGATAATTGAACATGGTATCACTGGTAATTTTCTTAATTTCTATGCTATCTCAAGAATACTTGATATGTATATATTAAGGAATGCTCCCAAAGGAGTACGCTTTAGAACTAAGCCACCGTATTCAAAAGATAATTATGATCAGACTGAATCAAGATATTCTGGTGGAGCAGTTCTAGAACCTACACCTGGGAGACATGATCAGGTATATCATTTTGACTTTACAAGTCTATATCCAAGTATCATTCGTACTTGGAACATAAGTCCTGAAACAGTATCTGATGAAGGAATTCTTACTCCCAACGGAGAACACTTTACAGAAGAGCCTGGAATTATTCCTACAACAATTCAAGGATTACTTGATGCTAGAAATAATATTCGTCATAATAAAATGAAAGGAATGACAGAAGAAGATCCACAGTATGAAGAACTTTACTTTAAGCAATATGCTTTTAAGACAATGAGTAATTCGTTCTATGGAATTCTTGGAGCATCATTCACGAGATACTATAGAAAAGAAAATGCAGAAGCTATTACATTGTCTGGACAATATCTTATCAAGCTTATAACTTTATTCTTCGAACAAGAAGGAATGAACGTTTTATATGGAGATACTGATTCAGTATTTGTTAATGGTAAAGAAATAGATCCAGAAGAATTTCATCAGAGAGTTAATACCTTTATTGCATATCATTTGTTCAGACATTTCAATATAAAGAAAAGTTATATTGATCTAAAGGTCGAGGCTGTCTATGATAATGTACTTCTCCTTGATAAAAAGAAAAGGTACGTTAAGAATGAAGGAGGAGAATTACACATCGTAGGATTAGAAGCAAGACGAAGAGAAACAATTCCTCTTGCTGCTAAGAAACAAGTTGAGATGCTTGAGATGATCTTACTAAAAAATGCACAAGCAAAGGACATGATCAATTGGGTTCTTGATTTTAAGAATCTAGTAACATCAGGAGAGTTAACAGCAGAAGAAGTAACAGCTCAGATTAAACTTTCTAAAGACTGCGAGAAGTACGATAAGTATGATGAAGACGGTGAGCTTGTTACAGAATCAAAACTCCCACATGTTAAAGTAGCTAAATGGTTACGAGATAATAACATGGAAGAGGATGGAATGAAACCCTGGGAGAAAGGAGGCTATATAAAATATATAGTTACAAGTAAGATCAGAGGTCAAGGTATTAACGCAGTAAGCCCATTGAACTACGAAGAAGGTGGTTATGATGTTGCTTACTATTGGAATACAAAATTTTATAGAATGCTTGAGAGAATACTAACAGTTGTATTTCCTGAGCATGATTGGAAGCAATATGAAATTGATACAAAAATTCAAAGAGGTCCTACAAAGGAGGAAATTGCTGAACAGAAAATACGGATTAAGCGTAGACGTCGCAGCAGAAGGGTCAACAGACGAAAATGCAATGACTCTTTTTCATTCTGAAGGAGATAATATTGTAATCGATGAAATACTTTCTCCAACTAAAGTAGTTGCGAGAATTCTCCCAAACCATTCTACTTATTCAAATGGTAGAGCAGCTGGGAAATTAACTAAAAGAAAAATTGCTCGAGCTATTAAAATGCTAGAGCCTAGAAAGAAAACGAATATGTTTGGAATTAAAAAATTATTCAACGAACTTGAATCAAAGTTTAATCAACTTCATAACGAAGTAATGATCTTCAGACCTAGCAGAATGTTATTCAGTCCAGATCAAAAGCTTACACCAAAAGAATATATTGACGAGAGAATTAACGATCTAGAAAATAAATACAAATCTGAGATTGGTCAATTGAAAAAACAAATACAGAAAAACGAAATCGCAATCAGCTTACTTGCTGAAGCAGCAGGATTCGAATTCGAACCATGTCATCACGAGCCTGCAAAATTTGTTAAAGCTAAGAAAAAATAATCTTATGACAAAAGCAGAAATCAAACTAGGTCTTAGAGTTAAAGATCAAGTAACTGGCTTTGCAGGTATAGTAATTGCAAAGACAGAATACCTTAACGGGTGTGTTTCTCTATGTATCAAACCAGAGAAACTTAATAAAGAAAAAGAATCTGTTGAAGCAGAATGGGTTGACTACCAACAGGTTGATATTGTTGATGAAGGTTTAGCAAAGAAAAAAGAAGTAGCTAAACCAACTGGTGGTCGATGTTATTCTAAAGGTTCTAAACCAAGTTTATGAATCAAGAACAATTCTTAGAATTTATCAAGAAGTCTAACAAAGAAGGATTCAAATTAATTGAAATGAAGAATTCTGATTACGCTGGTAAGAAAGATCCGTTTAAGAATTTCAAACTCTTTGAGACATTGATGCAAGGAGTTGATCTTAACAAATGCGATCTTACAGAAATCGCTTTGATGGTTAGACTTAGCGATAAGATTCAACGGATGGCTAATCTTTTAGATAAGCCTCCAGCAGTTGAGACAGAATCATTTGATGATACATGTCTTGATAATGCAAACTACTCTCACATCTTGAGAGCATATCGAAAAAATAAATTAGATCAAAATAAAATGTATGCCAGCAAGGAAACAACAGCCAGAGACTCTGATAACTAAAAATATCGTATCGACTCTTGAGTCACGAGGTTATCATGTCTATAAAATTTATAACGGTGGTCAACCGGCTGGATGTACAAGAGGAAGATTCCCACAAGTAAGATATCGAAAGAAAGATGATAAGGACAGAGGAGTACCAGATCTAATTGCAATTAATCGAGAGAAACAAGATTTTCTATTTATTGAAGTCAAGTCGAAGACAGGAAAGCTAAGTAAATTCCAAGAGGAATTCTTAGATTCTTTCAATGAATGTAAAACCTTTAATGCTATCATGTGTAGAGACAAAGAAGATATAATAAAAATATTAAGAGAATGTATATGAATGCAGTATTAGCAAAAGTCGATCAGCCAATATTACTTTCTCCAGTTAGAAGTTTACTTGAAGATAAAGTTCTAGATAATGTTTTAATCGTAACGCACACAGATCTAGACGGAGCAGGTTGTGCAATCGTTGCAAAACATTGTATACATAACTGGGTTAATATTGGTGGGAAGATCGAATTAATTCAAGCAGACTATGATAAGATCGATGAGATCGCACAGAAGATCTATGATGAAAGTACTGATTACGACTTAATACTCTTTGCAGATATTACTCCGTCAGAAGAAATTGGCAGAAAGCTATTAGGTATTAATTATGTATTTTTCATTGATCATCATAAGTCTAGAGAGTATCTAGCTGACTACCCAGGTAAAGCATATTATAACACAGAAGATTCAGCAACACTAATTCTTTGGAGAGACTTCTTCCAAGAACAAATGATAATGAATTTGCTTATGTGTATCGATGCTTGGGATTCATGGAAGTTAGATTCTACTTTCAGAAATGACGGAGTCAGATTGAATTATCTCTTTCATCAGTATGGCTTTGATGATTTTATTAATGAGTTCTATCTAATGAGACTCATGACTCCGCAAGAAAAGAAACTTGCAAATGCATCGAAGAATAAAGATGAACAGGAGATGTTAGAAATGCTTAAGAATGCAAACAAGTCAACAGATGAGACTGGTTATTTCTTAGCAATGAAAACAGAGAAAAGAAAATCTTTTGGTAGGATGATTGAAATCCTAAAAACAGAGTTGCCTGAATTATATAATGCAACTGATTACATTAGTATTAGAGTTGGAGATAAAGTTTCTTTATACTCTGATCGAATTGATGTCTCTGAAATTGCAAAACGAAGAGGCGGTGGTGGTCATGCTGGAGCAGCTGGCTATCATATTAAAAAACGAAAATAATAAATATGAATTATTTCGAAGTAACAATCAAAAATGAAGAAGGTAAAAGTGAGAAGTATTTAGTCGAAGCATCAACAGCTACTAAAGCAGGCACTAAAACTAAGAAGAGATTTAATCTTGATGGTGAACAGATCATTACTATTAAATTAACAAAGATCTTAGAGATCTTATAACCTTATGTCAAAATCAAAAACATACGGAGACTTTTATTTCGGTATCGAATATGTAACACCTGGTAAGAGTAATAAAGTTGATATGCTTTTTGCTGACCGTCTTGAAATAAAGGATGGTGTTGCAATTTTTTATTACACAGACGATAATAAAAAAGAACAAATTACATTTGCAGTACCGATGACAAAAGTTAGAACAGTCTATGCAGCATCAGTAATTGATGGGAGTCCAGTAGCATTAAAAGGAGCAGGATAACAGCTTGCTAGGATTCAGTTTTGATAGGCTAGATAAACGCAAAGAAGCCTACTGTATAAATCTACATTTGTTAAATGTCAGACTAAAAACAGTAGGCTTTTTTGTATGTTATTCCCTAACTTTTCTCTCGGCTAAATTACGTATTGCAGCTGTTGCTCCTTCTATCCAAGTGCCGAATTGGATAGTAGATCCGTCATCAGTATTTCCAATGTTTCCTGGGTTCTTAGTTCTAGCTCCAGCTCCTGTTGTACCTGCTTGAGAATCCTGACGTACCACTGCAATGAATTCTCCAGGTGTAACTCCGAAGTGATCTAAGATTTGTTCAAGATCGTCTGTAATATATTGCAATTGACTTCCGAGTCTTTTGAATTCATTCTCCATCTGTTCTATATTATAATCTTTCACTTGATCATAGATCTGTGAGATAGCTCTAACATGATCAGGATTTGTTGCGTACTTGTGCGTAGTCAAATCTATATTTCCAATCGTTGCTTTCTTTCCCCAGTCCTTATTGACTTTATAAATTTCTTTGAGTGTATCAATATCATTCACGTCTGCTTCGATACTCTTGCCTTCAAACCTTCTATTTACTAAAACTTTCTTTCGATCTGGTTCCTCAGCTTTTGCTTGCTTCGTTTTCAATGGATTCTTTGGTTCTTCTTTTTCTTCATTCTTATGTTCTTCTTTCTTTTCTGGTTCTTCGTCTTTAATATTTCCTCTAGCTCTTTCTGTCTGTTCAACTTGTTTCTTAAAGAATTCTTTTGCAGCATCATGATATTTAAGGAAGCCAATACTCTCTGGAGTTTTCTCAACTTCTTTACCTTCTTCATCTGTGTCTGGAGTTTCTAGATATTCATTTACCATTGCACCTGGAATAGCAAACTTAGAGAATGCATCGACTGGAGAAGTAAGATCTTTCTCTGTAATAGGAATCTCGAACCATTCAACTCCTTGTTCATCAGTAATTCTTTTCATCTCTGGCTTTACTTTCTTTAAGTACTTCTGTACTTTCTTTTCATAGAAATCATAGATCGGATGAGACTCTACTTTACCATATAGATCAAATGATTCTTCAAAGTCTTCGATCTTAAAGAATTCGTCTTCCTTCTGTATTCTTTTGACTGCGTCATCAAAGTATTCTGTACTAGCTTTTCTTGGAAGAGCTTCACCAAAGAGATCGTCCATCCTCATTTCAAAACTCATAGCATTTACTGCTTTAAATTTACCATTACCAAGATTCTTTGTAATAATGAATGTCTCTTCTGTTGCAGCGTTCTCTATTTCGAATCCTCTAACTAAATCTCTTTCTCTTGCTAGAACGTCTCTTCCTACGTCATCGCCCCATTGTGTAAACCAGCCTTTACTATTGATCTCAAGACCTTCGATCTTCATTGCTGTCTTACCTGTTGGAAATTGTACTTTCTTTGTTCCAACTTGAGCAGCATCTTTAATCTCTTCCCGAATCAATCTCTCGTGCCAGATATTCTTATATGGTTCAAGCCTGCCAAGTTCTTCTCCTCTAACGACGTGAGCTCCAACTCCTCTTTGATCTGCAATATCTTTAATCGTATCAGTTACATTTGAATACTCATTCTTGAGTCTGCCTCTTTGAAAGAGATCTGATTGTAACTCAATGATTCTTCTTGTTCCATCTTCCATTGTCTCTACTCTAGAATGTGCAAAGTAATTTTTACCGATTCCTATATCTGCTCCTTCTGCAAAGTGAATTTGACCAGCTCGATTTTGAATTGGAGAATCATAGATCTTCTCTGTATATTGTTTAACGTTCCCTCTAAGTTTATCTGGTAAAGCTACATTCTCATAGATATCTAAGTCATCAGTGTATTCAAGTGGTAGAAGTTTAGCTTTAACTTTATTAGCTAACTCATCTACTGGTACTCTCTTGCCACTATATTCTCCGAGTACTTCTTCTATGATTTCTTTCTCTGCAGCTTTGATATCTTTCTTCTTTAGTAAATCAGTAATGAATTGTTTGCTAACTCTAAACTTACCTTCGAGTTGACGTAAGACTTTACTTGATAGATCTTTGAATCCAGCATAGACTGTAGGCTTAAGAGCTTTACCTGCTGCACCTGTTGCTGCTTTCATAGAACCAACCATACCGAGAGGATCGAATCCCATACCTCCGTCTTTAGTAATATGGATTAGCATACCTGCTCCATCCATATATAAGCCGTAACCTTCTGGAGAAAGAGGAGAACCTTGCATCGGTCTCAAGCCTAGTTCTTTTGCTTCTTCTGGTGTCTGAGGAATCTGTGGAGTAATTAATTCCCATAGCTCTCGAGTAATATCTCTAATTCTAAGTTCATCAGTTGGTTCAAAATAATCTTGGACCTTCAATTGAATTGTCTTAAGATTAAACTTCTCACCCCGTTCATCAATCTTCTCTCCTGTTTTATTTCTCATCTTCTCCTTGATCATTCTCTTCATAGCATTAATCTTAAGAGGAACGAGATTCATTTTAGTTAAACCTTTATCAAGTAAGATCTTCTCTAACTTCTTAATGTTCTCTTGATATACTTTCTGATCTGGATCTATCTTTGACTTAGCATAGTATTTACTGTAGAGAGACTCAAGACCAGACTCATAAGAACCCTTTAACTCTTGTTCTTCTTTAAGCAAACCAAAGTACTTCATCTCTTCTGGATCTTTAACTGATATCCCAAGTGGAGAGAGTACTTGCTCAAGTCTAATTCCAAGTGGTGCAAGTTCTTTAAGACTAGATCCTCCAGTTAATTTATTAATCTCATTAAGAATTGGAATGATCTTAAGCCATTCAATTGTTTTCTTATTGAATGCACCGTCTAAGAATAAACCTTCTTCTCCTTCGAACTCTTCAATCTTATTCCCCCAGTAGTCTCTATTCTTATTTAATCGGGAGAGTAATGAGAAGACTGGATTCAAACCAATGTCATCAGTATTCAATGAGAAGTAATCTACTAGCCTGACAAGGTCTGCTTGTGGTAGAACAGATTGTGTTCTCATATATTTATCAAGTGTCTTTCCATTAACTTCTACTTCTCCGATCTTAAAGAGACCAGCTTCTTTTTCTTTCTCAGTTAAGAATTCTCGATTCTCATCAAGAGCTTCTTGAGATCTAACATGTCCAGATGTTCCGTGTTGAATTACTGCCATCCTCTTTGGTTTTGTAAAGACTGAACCAAGTTGTAGAGGAGTGTTGAATCTTTGCCAGGACCAGAATGGGATAAATCTTTTTATGATCTTATCTCCATCTCCCAATCCTTGCAGATAATCAAAGAGATGTTTATTAACATATTCCTTAGCAGCTTTCCTTGAAGCTCCTTTCCTTAACTGATCAATGTATAAACTTAATCTAGCATTGTCTTCAATAGCTGATCCAATATTCTTAGACAAGTTCAAGTACTGTTTCAGTATTGGAATCTTATAAATCTCTGCAGGTTCTTTAACTCGATTAACTGTCTTGATAATATCTTCAGAGTAGTTAACTGCTTTAGACATATCATGAAGATCAATTGAAAAGAATCCTCTACCAACTACTTCATCCTTCAAAGCATAGCGAAGATATTTATCATTGAGCTTATTCGGAAAGAGTTTCTTAGCAAGAGCTCCAACCTTACCACCTGAGTTTCTAGCTTCATTAAGATAGCCAGCTAATTGTTGTCTCATTGCTTTAGGAATCTGAGTTTGATTCATACCTCCAACAACGATTGAGTTGTATAGGTTACCAACTATATTTCTCGTATGATATCTTGGACGTACTGCAGTTGCTAATGGCTTCCAGTTTCTATTGAAGAAATCTAATGGAGCCATTAACTTTTCAATTACGTTCGAGACTTTATTAAATCCGTAGACCTTATTAAGTTCATCTGCAATCTCTTTAGGAAACCAAATTACTTCGTCTGCAGATTTAGAGAATGACTCAATGTTAAACTCTCTCTTGATTGTATCAACTAATTTTCCTGACTTCTTAAGCTTCTCGAATTTCTCTGGACCAAGTTTACCATAGAGTTGTTGCTCGAATGATTTAATTGATTTACCGTATTGTGCTTCAGCTCTACGAATAAATGAGTCCTTCATATTAGCCATTGCAGTCTTGATCTTAATTGCTGAGATAGAGACGACTGGATCTTTAGAAAATCCTGCTACATCTTTTGACTTCTTTAAGAAGCCTCTCTGAGATCTCATAGGTCGAGCAGCTTTCTCAGCTTTAGATACTCTCTCTGGAAATAGATGATGAAGATAGTTTGTAATCTTATACTCATCAGGAATACCTGCAGCTTTCTGTACCTTAGGTAGTTCTTCTTTCAACCACCAGTCAATAGCTTTCTGTATCTTAGGGTTCTTCGAGACTGCAGTCTTTGCAAAGTCTCTACCGTATTCATATACTTCTCCGAACTTATCTCTGAAGTATTTCTTTTGAGGATTAAGATTCTTAGCTTTTAATTCTCTCTTACCAAGTTCTGTCATTCCCTTTCTTGTCTTTGCAAGATCTCCTTTAATAGGAGGAGCATCAGGAAAGTTAAGTGGCTTGAGGAATTGATCCTCTCGTCTGAGAGCATCTATAGTATCGAAGAATTCGATCCTCTCCTTACCAGATAAACCGAATGTCTTCTCAAATTTCTTAGCAGTACTTTTTATAACGCCTTCTTGCATTTTATAAATAGTACCTGAAGTTCTAGCTAAATCGTCTGCGAACTTCTTATATCCTGCACGTACTAGTTTAGCATTTGGTACTACAACCTCTTCGATTGCTTTAACTAGTTTTGTTTCTTTCAACATTGGTTTAGTAACCTTAACTCCTTTCCCTACTACTTTACCTCCACCTGCAGAAAGAATGTCAAGACCAAAAGTAAATGGCTTGTCATACATAAATTCTGCTGGATGAGTTACTTCGTGGCCAATGTCTCCAGCGATTGCTGTACCAAGTTGTGCAAGAATCTTTTGATTTTTATTTAACTTGTCAGAAGAAGAGACAGCTGCAAGAGTTTCTTCAATTAACTTCTTCTGTTCGTTGTATGGGATAGCCCTAAGTTTCTGATAGCCTTCAATGACCTCCTTTGTTCTTTCAACTGGATTAGCAATTAGATCTCCTGCACTCTTTGCAAAATCTACACTTGCTTTAGGCATACCCTTTGCAACCTCTAATCCAAGACCAGCTACTGTCTTTGTACTTTGAATTGGATGAGTGATAGCTTGACGGCCTAGACTTAAGATTCCTTTACTAAATTGAGTAAGATCAGATTTCAAATTACTTAGAAATCCTTTAGCAGACTTCTCTTGCTTTGGTTGTTCTGCTTTTCTTTTCTCTTGAACTCTTGTTCTAAGCTTATGCTCAAGCTCTCTCTTCAATTCTTCTTTCGATTTGATTGGCATATTATTATAAGCTTAGTTTTCTAAAAGAAATCTTTTGGATCAATACCAAGAGCTTCCATATTTTCAATCTCAGATTCTTCCATTCCTAAATCTAGTAATGCATCTTTCTGTTCTTGAGTATAAACGATTGTATCGTCTTCAGTAATTTCTGAAGCATCGAAATAAATATGATTCTCTGGATTTGATTTGTCTAATCCTTGTTTGAATTGTTCATCGAAGAGTTCTGGCTTACCAGTAATCTCTACGAATCTTAATCTCTCTTGCTGATAGACTTCTGGAGAATAATCTCCTGTATCAGTTTTAGAATTCTCAAGGATCTTTCTTGCATCTTGCAATGCAGAAGACTGTTGACCTTGCATTACGATTGTAGTATTAGCAGCTCGAGTCTTTGTCTTACCAGCTCCTTGAACTTTCCATTTAGCATTACCAGATTTATCAATTCCAGTAACATTACCTCTATCGTCTGTAACTGTATAGACTTCTGTGTTCAAACCTTGTAACAAGTAAGTCTGTCCAGTATTAGGATCTGTAATTTCTTTTGAAGTACCTTCAGGTAGATCTTTCATAATTGAAATAAGATCTGAAGACTTAAAGAATGGGTCTGTTGAATCGTCGATTCCTTCAAATGTATAATCTCCAATTGTAACTTTCTCTCCGAGTGGAATATCTTTAATAACATTATACTCATCAATGATTGTATCAAAGATATGAGCTTCTTGTGCTCTTGCTTCTTGTTTCTTAGATAGACCAAGATTTTCGAGAGAAATAAATTGATTGAACTGTTGCTTCTTTGTATCTTGTTCGAGATTAATCCAATACTTTTCTTCATCTTGCCAAGCCTTAATTTCTTTATCTAATTTATCAGCAAGAGTAACATCTAGGTTTGCAAGAGCAATATTCTTTTGTTCTTCAATTGCATCGACTTTCTTTTGTGCTTCGTCTCGATTAAACTGTACGTAAGAAAGAGCAGCAGTTGATAATCTTCTCTTTGTAGCAAACTGACCCTCAACTGATTTTGTAATATCTTCTCTAAAGTCTTCTGCTTCTTCGATTCTTGGTGCAAACTGCCTAGAGATAATAGCACGTTTCTCATCTCCTTCACGTTTGATTCTTTCTTCGATTGTTTCTCGTGCTTCTGATTCTCTCTTCTTGAAATCCTCTCGAGTAGTAAATGCATCAGATGAAACTAATCCTGGTGCTTCATCACTTGCTCCAGCATCTTGATCGAACTTAAGATCAGGTAGGTTTTTAAGACCTGAATCTTTTTTCTTGTTAAGAGATAATGTACCTTTAGCAAGATTAATAAAATTTTGTTTAGACTCTGGATTACTAGCCCAGAATCGTGAGTCGCTCTTAGATGCCTTATCTTGTGCGATAGCCATCCCAGACGAGAGTAACTCTAGATCTGTTTTTGCCATATATGTATTTCAAATTAATTATAAATAATAATACCATACATATAAATACATCCTTCGTCACCATTATCGTTTTCATTAAGAGTATAGTTAACATCAATACTATCTTCATCTGAAACAATATAATTAACAAAAGACGGACTAACTCCACCTGTACTAAATGCACCTGGACTCATCGAAGACGCATTACCAGTCCATAGAACACTACCATCTCCATCTCCATTTCCTTGTAAAGCACATGATGTAAAATTCCCAGAATCTGTAGAAGCAACAAGTTGAGACCTATACTTTTGATTAGCAAGGTCAAAGAGAACTTTATATGTTCTGTACCGAGTACCATTAGAACCTGTTTGCATAATACTCATTGTCATCAATGTAAATTCTACGAATTGAGCTGGTCTATCGCCTGATGTAGTAATTGAAGTCGTTGCAGTTTCAGAAGACCCTCCAGGAGAAGTATCAGTAAAACCGTTTCCGAATTCAGTATAGTGTCCTCGTTGATCTACGTAATCTTTTCGTGTTGCATGACTGTCTTGAACTGGATCATCTTCTAAAGAGATATAATGATTAGCTGTAGTAGTACCTGTAATTGTTGTAGAAGCAAGAGTTGTATTTCCATCGCTTGTTAGTTCTCCTGAGAAAGAAAAATCTTCTGTAAGATCTAATGCTTGCTGATTAAGATACCCATCGTCTTCTGTAACCATGATCGATGTAGTAGCAATATCAAATGTAGATGTTGCATGTTCTGAGAGTAATACTAATGGAGCTCCAGTTCCACCTGTTGCTGTACCTGCTGAAGCTTCTGCTTTAGTAGCTCCTTCTCCTAGACCTTTAATAGTAGTACTAAGATCTGCTGCACCAGATGTTGCAACGTTATTTACATATTCTACATTAGCACCGTAAGTTAAATCAGATCCTCCTGGTGTAGGAATAACTGGTGATTGACTGAAAGTAATAACTCCTGTCAAAGTTTGATCAGATGCTAGATCAACGAATTGTTGATTTAAGAAATGATCATCGTCTGATACATAAACTCTTTCTCCTGGGAGATGTCTATGTTTGTTTGCTTCTGTCTCTGTATAAGATCCGTAAGCTAATCCTCTCGTTCCAATTGTAAATGTCATTGTACTTGTATTAAGATCTGTTACAGAAATTTTTTCTTCAGTATCTCCTTCTCCTATTGTTAAGATTAGAAGATCACCGAAAGAGGTAGAAGCAAGTGTAGTATCGTCTGGGAGAGTGATTGAATTAACTGTAAGAGTTGTTTCACTTCCTCCCTCTGCTAGGTTTGAAGCTAGCGTAGTAGAATATCCTGAAGGACGAAATGGTTTAACTGCTGCTCCGAATGTTCTTTCTGGGTTTCTTAGATAATACTCGTACTTATTATTTTGTTCTGCTTCTCCATAGTATTTTTCACCAGGGAAGAGAAGCTCATAGGTCGGTGCTCTTTCTGCAACTGAAGGAAGTGCTTGACCTTGTTCCCTGTAGAACTCGTAGAGAGTAGCGCTAGCAAATGGTGCTATGCTAAAACTCAAGAGAACTAAGATGATTATAAGTTTCTTCATATTATTCATGAAAGGTATCAAGTGGTACATCGAATTCTTCTTCAGGCTCAACTAATCCCTCGGAGAAGATTTTAAAATATCCACCTGCCTTTAATTGTGTCCTTGATAATTGTAAATCAAAGAACTGTTTATTTTGTAATTCTATTGTGAAATCAAATAACATAAGATCTTCTGTCTCTTCAAGTGTTCCCCCTAGTACTTCTTCACCGAGCTTGAATGTTCCAAGAGTTTTTAGTGTACTCTTTGTAACATATTTTCCAGCAGCATCGACAGTAAATGTTTGAGACGATTGTCTTCCTCCATCAAATACAATTTCATAATCAATCTTTGTACCAGATTTAATAAGACCGAAGACTTGTAACGACTGTGCTCCTTTTAATGTTTTAGAACCATAGTCATTTCTGTTATCTGCATAGATAGATTTAATTGCTGTACCATCTTTTGAATATCCAACGAAAGCTTTATAAACTGCTCCTTCCATAGAAGAACCAAAATATAAATCTCCACCGTAGATAAACCAAGAACCAACTGTCCAATCAAGAATAGAGAAACCTTTCTTTCTAACTTGATTACCCTCTGCATCAGTTTCAGTATAATACCATAGAGCAATGACTCTATTATTATTAGCTTGATTAGCATCTGATTTGCAAGAGACAAGATAAACATCTTCTTTCTCATAATAGATACTAACAGTATCTTCATCAAAGACGTAGTTCTTAATTGATGGATGAATTACTTCTGAGATTGGTTCAGCATTCCAATCATCAGTATAGATATCTTGTGTTAAAGATCTAATACCGTTTCTTGTTACATATAGAATTTCTTTGTAGACATTTGAAATGCCTCGATGTCCAATAGCACCAACGTCAGCTCCAGTAACAATGTGTTTGAAGTCTGGAGTTTTTGTAGTACGTGTTGGATAATTCCATTTGAACAAGATAATTGTTTTCTCTTTGAAGATAAAGATATAAGAATCCTTTGCAGCTAAGCCAGTAATTCTTCCACCAACAATTGGGAAGTCTTCAATACCAGCATCTGCTCTAGTATCTCCTGCTGTCCAATCAGTAGCATCTCCTTCAACAGAATACTCCATTGAGTTAGGATCGTCTTCATCGACGAGGTATGCTCTGTTCTGAGCAGAGATCATTATCTTCGAAAGAGCAACTCCTGAATACGTTGCATCATCAACAGCAATCGCTACTGCATCTGCTGCACCATCAGATGCATGAGCAGAGCCTACTTCAAAGTAAGCACCTGTACCATCAGAACCAAGAGCAGAGTATGCTATCTCAGTTCCATTGTAAATAATTGTACCTGTTGCAGCAAAACCTGAAGTAGACGATACATAAACTTTTGTATCTGTTGCATTGACTTGTTGAATCAATCTTGTTTTTAATCCAGTCCAGAGAGAGTAATTCTCTATGCCATTGCCAAAGAATAACATGTTCCCTGTACTAGTATTATAATCGAAGAATGAAAAATGATTTGTTAGAGATAAGCCTGGAAGAAGAATATACCATAACTCATTCGTAGCATCGTACCATTCTAATACTGCTTCTGCAGCAGCTCTTCTTATTCTTAAAGGAATCTCTTCTCCTGACTGAAGAGTAAATGTAAAAGCATCTGAGATTTGTTGTCCATCAGCTGGAGCATCTCCTCCGTATTTCTCAAAGCCTTTAACTGGTTCAATACCTTCTCCAGTTATTTTAATATTCCAAGCTAAGAATGCAGTGTCAGGATGATTCTTCGTTACAGGATTTCTCGTTATCATTCCTCGATATTTTTCTCTTTGAATTATCCTAGACATATTATCTCTTGATATTTATTTTCTTAGATCCTTTTTGGATGCTAACTCCATAGTTATGTTTCATCCGAGCTTTCAATTCATTGTACTTTCTTGTAGCATCGTCTTTATCTTTTTGACTAACTCTCCGAGTAGTTCTCAATAATTCTTTGAAAGCCATCTCGATTAATACTGCTGAGCAATCCTCATCGCCAGCAAAGTAATCATCGTTCTCTGTGAATCTTGACTTCCAATTTCCATCTGCATCAATTACCATGTACTTTGAGAAATAATCAAAATCCATTCTGAAGATTGAAGAGAGTCTCCAATTATCAACTCTGAATAAAGCATTATCAGTATAAGTAGCTGATGGGAAATTAAATCGAACTTCGAAGTAATCACAGTTCTCTGCATCTGGAGAACCTATCTGAGTAGCATTCTCCCAGTTAAGTTTAAACTCGTTCCATCCAACTGCGATTGCAGATTGATTGATTGGAGTAGTAGCAGATGCTGCCCAGTAATTACTTGTATCAGAACCCCAATAGATTGTAATACCAGTACATCCAGCATATGGGATATAACATTCTAAGAGATGAATACCTGCATCTTCATAATCAGAAAGATTCTTCTGTGCTAGTGTAATATTTTTAATACCAGCATAGTTATTTCCTCCTGCTGTAGAAATTCTAAACTTCAATGAAGCTTGACCTTGTCTGTACTCGATGAGGTCTTGAGCAGGATCTAACGCATCTCCCACCTTAACCCATTCTCCATCGTAATCTACATTGTCTAATGAATCAACTCTTAGTGTATTACCTTTATCAAGGTTAACTAGAATATAGTGCTCACCATTAATCATTTTCTGACTGTGCCTTCTAAAACTACTAGAGCCATATTTATTGTCGCTATTGATTCTATTTCTAACAGTGTTTCTCTTTGGAAAGAAACTTCTATCGTCTACGAATCCAATACCTCCAAGCTCGTATGGAGATTTAAAATCTGATATCCCCATATAGTTTTCTAGACTATATTCTACTAATGCATCCAAGTAATCAAATTCTTTTCTTCTGACACAGAATTTCCAATTAGCATAGAGTGATAGATCATCGAGTACTCTATTAAAGATTTCTCTTATAACAGAAGTACCAGCTTTGACATTACCAGTTGAACCAATTAGATTCTGTAGCTCAGTAGATAATTTTGAATACTGAAGTGTTTGCATATTTTTATTTTACTACGACAATTGGACTATTGTCTTTTTCTAATTTATTTAACTCAGCTTGAGTTATTTTCTTTGTTTCTCCCAGAATCAATTTCTTTGCATTGAGTGCTTGCCACTGTGCAACAGAATCGATAAATTGATATTTACCGTTTGGAAGAACTACTAAGAGACGATTAGTCCCTTCTAGCTTGTATGGTTTCATAAGCATTGCTTTAAGTTTGTCACTCATGTCATGTATCAAGAATGACAAGAATAAAGGATATGAATAATCTAGAACGTGAAGACCTCTTCCGTCCCAGTCTGCAAATATATATCCCTTCTGGTTCCATCCGACGAATGAAATCAGATGACCGTATTTCTTAACTCCATCCCATTTGATTGGTCTTCCGGGATTGTTATCTTTTGAACTATACCAATTGTTACCAATGTATAGACCTACTCCTGTTGGAGCTTTCATTATAGCAGTTTTCATTTCTATTTCATTCCAAGCTTTAAGAAAGTAATAAGCTTTGATTCTATAGTTTCTAGCATTCTTATGTGCTGCTGCTGTAATGTTTGCTGGATTTTGCATTTCCTTTTCTCCATGATAGAATAATCTTTCAGGGAGGAAGTTATCTTCGCATTGTCCTCTCTTCTGTAGAACACTAAGATTATCTTTAACACTTGTACCGCCTGAATAATGGGGTACTAAAGCATAAGGATATCTCCAAGCAAGGAATACATCATTGCCTTGTCTCTTAGAATTAAATGAGTTGATAAAAGAGCATGTAGCACTAACACAACTAAAGATAGAATTCTGAAAAGGTAACTTAGGAAGTTCAGCTTGTTTCCAAAGAAAACGATCTGGGAGAACTGCTCCAAAGATATCCTCTTCAAAGTGTTCACCAAATTGATAATTCCTTGGATCAAGGGAAGCGATCTCATTATCAAGATCGAATCCTTTTTCCTTAAGACCAGTTGTCTCAATGTTATGTTTTAACTTTTGAACTGGTGCTAAGAATTTGTTTTCTTGAATCATACTTATTCTTTACGTTTGATTTCTAAAGAGTTTTTAAATAAACTGTCTAGACCAGTCTTGTTGAGCAATAGCTCGTAAGTACCGATCGAGCCAGTCAGCACAGTCCCGAAGAATAAAATCTGTTCAGCAAGCTTCGGGAATTGTTGAGCTGCAGTAAACAGAAACACAAGTACGAATAACAAACCATATACCAACATCGTTGATACTTGCTTTGAAACTCCGAACATCCTTGAAACTAATTTCACAGCTTGTGTTACTCCTGTGATAATTAGAGTTAGTAAGATTGTCATACTTTTTTCTATTTTAATAATTAGATTGAAAAGCAGAGCCAGCGATTAGACCGGCTCTTAGGTTGAATTTATTTCGGATTGCAATTGCTCCCCCTTTCGATAAGAGCGTAACCCTCAGTGATGGACCATCGTGCTTCTTTTACTCTCTTGCCGTACTTCCAGGTTTTTGTTGGTTCTTTCCTAGCTCTGACTAGACCACTGTTGTGGTCGTATTCGATTTTTGTAGGATCTCTTGACTCTAGCATTGACCACCAGTCTTTTTTCATTTCTCACCCCCTCTTCTAAAAATTTTCTTGCTGTCTTTAAATAGAAACTCTCATCTTTCTTTTTACGAAAAGGAATTAGTAATTCTAATTCATTATGACAGTCTCTACAGATGTAAAGGATTGGTGGTTTCTTCTGATTCTTAAAAAACCTCTTTGGTAATATGTGATGCTTTGTTAGCATCTTATACGTTAGACATCTCGGACATAAACCATATGAGCATGTCATAGCTCCTCCTTAGATACCGGTGATCTTTTCAAATGTTCTAGGAAAGATTCTCGAGCATATAAGAATGAGAACTAAACCAAAGAAGCAGACGATTACTGCACTGTAGAATTTAATTGTCTCTATCATTTTCCCCTCCTTGTTATAGGTGGACAATTTTGTTTATCAAGGATTCGCTTTATTGCGCCTTCTCTTGATTCGCTATCTCCAAAATAATATTCATGGAAATTTTTATTTAATTTTGCTAAGAACTTAGTTGGAACTTCTAGTCCTAACAGAGAGAGCTTTTCAAAGTTACTGAAGAGCTCTGTGAGAATTAGAAATATCCCCACGAATTGGAAAGCCCAGGAAAAGAGTAATTCATTAACGCAAACTAGAATCCAAATACTAGCAAGTGCTAGAAAGTACTTAGAAATTTTATCAGCTATTCTTCCAAGTCTGTGACTTGTGAATATTCTGAATTTATAAGATACCCATAGACCTAGAATTGTATCAATGAATACCATGAAAGCTAGACCTGTTACGATTAATGTTTGCTCAGCTGAAATAGTAAAGTAGCTGAGTGGTAATGCAACTGGTAGCTTTGCCCAGAAATACTGGAACATACTTTGAAATCTCTGCATATTTGTTTTTGTTTATTTATTATATCATCGACCTTTAATATATCCAAATGATCCTTCTCGTAGATGTAGCTGGAGAAGATGTTGCTCCTCCATCGTTGATTCCATATCTTAACCATTCTACTGTTGGTTGTTCTATTCCATCGATACTTGTTAAATCAATCTTAGTCCATAAATACTTTCCTGAAAGATCTCCTGTAGCATCTGGAATTGAACCACCATTACTAACTAAATCCCAAACTCCAGCTGGTGGAGTAGATGTACTACTATTAATCAGTGCGTAGAATTCTGCTGTACTACTTGCTGCTGTTGTAGTTGCCCATTCGATAATACTTGCATCTACACTTTCAATTATACCAACATCGAGTGGATCTGAGATTCTATAACCAGACGTTGTAGTAGCTTCTCCTCCTACTTCAACTTCAACAACCATATGAACTTTCTCCCACCCACCTGAATTAGAAGTATTATTCCACGTCATTGTAACATCACCCCCGCTAGAAGCTTCTCGACTTGAATAAGCAGATCCTTCATTAGGAACACCTTCATCTGCTCTGATCTCTGTTTGTCCTGCTCCAACTGTAGCATTGTCTCCAGTATACTCACTGTAGAATTGATCTAAGATAATACTTCCATCTGTAGTATCTGTTATTGTATTTTCATAGGTAGCAACATCATTATTGATAGACCAGATATTTAAGTAATTCGTTGGAACATCTTGGCTTGCTCCATCAAACCAGTACATTAATGTTTCACCTTGTTCAGATGCAGAAAGAGTTGCAACAAGATTATATGTACCAGCAGTACATGAAAGATCGTCTTCGTTAAGAAACCATAATGAAACATGTGGATCAGAACTACAAGCAGAGCATGGAGTATCTTCGATCTTTGTAGCTGAGACTCCATCGTATGATACTGCTGTAACTATATTATCAGTCGATACTTGTGAAACGTTGATTGCGATAATAACTGCTCGACTTGTACCATTCTGACATGAATGCGTTCGAGTCCAAGTTGTACCTGATGTTGATTGATCTTGTTCTGTAGAACCTAGAAAAGTAAGAGTTCCACCACCTCCACCGATGAGATCCAGTTTTAATGAACCATCTTCTGCAGTTGTAGTAGCAAGAGTACCAGTATTCCAATCTATTGTTGTATCAGTCGTAGTAGAAACGTCTGCTGTAAAGAATTCGATTGTTGTATCATCATACCAGATCCCATCAGATGTAGAAGCAAATGCTCTATATTGATATACTGAGAAAGTAGTTAAACCAGTTAGATCTACAAAACCAGCACCTGTACCAGAAAGGGTATCGCAAGAACTTGTAGCAGTAAATGCTTCGATACCATACATGAAGCAGAGATCAATCTCTGCGAATTTTCCCATATCATCGATTGTTCCATTGAATCTAGCAGAAGTCTGATCTACATTAGAAACTTCAGTTGTTGTAACTGGATCGTAACTAGAAGTAATAAATGACTCTTCTGCTCCTTCATAAATAACAGTAGAACCAGTTGAAGTTCCTCTACCATATGCTCTGAAATAATATGTTGTAGATGGATCTAGAAGATTTGTAAGAACTGCATCGAAAGCTGCACTTGCCTCTGTATACTCTAAAGTTGTAGTAGCAGTATATGTGTCAGATGCTGTACCATATCTAAAATAAACCTCCATTGCTGTTTCTTCTACGAGAGCATTTGAACCATTGAGAGTTGCAGTAAATTGGCTAATAGCAGTAGCAGCAGATGTATCAACAATATCTCCGAGAGTTATTATTCTAGCACGACCTGTAGAATTCTTTGAATCGTGATACATATATATAAACTTTTCAGAGTCTATTGGTTCAAATTCTGAACTATAATCTCGAATCGATGAACCAATTAATGGGTGAACAATTGAACCCTGTGATAATTCGTCTGAACCATTTATTGAAATTCTAGAAAGACCCATATTGAAACTGTCTGTAAAATACCCTACTACAAATGTAGACTCACTTATTTTTACAAGACCATCACAAGTATCCCAATCAGTAGGAAGATTATCTAAGACTAAGTGATCTTCTACTGTAACTGTTGATCCACTTATAGAAAAATAATGAGCATAGAAAGTTGCTGGGCTATAACCAGTCGAGCCTAGCATTAAAAATTTATCGTCAGAAACTTCTACGATCTTATCAAGATCAATCGATGAAAGGCTGAGGTCGTAATCGTATCTTGTACCATAAGAAATCGATGAACCAGAAACAGTACCAATTCTTTTATCAAGAGTACCGCCACTTTTATTATCATAGAACGTTACTACAAAATGAGTCTCATCGATAACACCAATTATATTTCCATAGTTATAATAAATAGTATCATGCTCGTAGCCAGAACCTAGACTTATAGTTGATCCACTCAATGTTATAATTGCACATTCACCATCTGTGTCTGCATCAGGGTAACAAGCTACAAGCTTTGTACTTGATAAAGCAGCGAGAGCTCGTTCTGATGAAGCGTTGTTTGTTGGTAACAAAACTCTATTCGTCCATGAAATACTACTAGTCCCACTTACAATACCAACGATTACGTAATTAAGATCGTAGCTTCCATCTGTATATATAACACCAAATGTAGACTCGTCCATCTTGACTGTTTCAGTTATATTCGATGAAGAAGCACTAAAAGCTGAAGAAGTACCGAACTCGATTGAACTTCCACTAGAAGAAGCAATGATTGCTCTGCCAGAAGAATCTTCGTCATAATCATATGCAAATACATACGTTGTTGTACTTAACCTCGCTGATGCTGCAGTTATATGAGAGAGATAAGAAGTAACATCGTACATAGCAGATGACGCATCGCCTATAATAAATTCTCCAGTTGAGATATCAGTTGTATACGTTGCATAGATCGAGAGCTTATAACTCAATGTTCCAGTCATATAAGAATTCCACCAATCTGATGGAAATGCATCACTCTCTCTCTTTGCACCATTAGTCAGTGTATCGTATCTCATAGAAGCTTCTTCAGACCAATGAGAAAGAGTATATTCCTCTCCAGATTCTATCTTTACTTCTGATTCTAGATCATCTGAAACCCAAGCTCCTGCAGAAAGAGAAACATTGCCAGAATTACCAGAAATAAGATACTGATCTGGTCCAACATAAACTCCGACTCTAACTGGACCGTCATCGTATGTTCCAGATAGATTATAAAAAGAAATGCTCTCAATGATACCATCCTCTGGTGCAGTAAAAATACCACCTATAACATAGTCTGTATTAGTTGTATACGATGAACCACCTATGCTAGTAAATCCAAAAGTTGGATCTACGATTACTGGATAAGCTGCTTTAGAATACCAAGAGGTATCTCCTGTTATTCTTAAAATACCTAGAGCTGTATCAACATATAATTCACCCCAGATCCAATCTCCATTTGCATCGATGAGCTTTGGTCTGTAGATATGAAAAACCTTACCAGCTTTATAATTCTCTCCTCCAAGTTTTGTAAGATCTCCTTCTTTTGTTTCATGATATACAGCATAGCTTCCAACGACATTCTCTGGTCTTGAGACTTCTCCACATAATGTAGGTGTACAAGTAGTACTTGCCATTTCAATATTCAAAGCGTCTTGATATAGAAATTTTAGATTCTCAGTTTCAATATCCATTTCAACGATTCCATCTTGAGGTGCTTTAGATAATTCAATCTCGAATTCATATGCATCATCAAGATCTATCTCAGGGTCTGCTGCTCCAAAAACAATAGTATCGAGATCTGCTCTTTCTAGAGTATCTACATTTGCTTTTGCTTTCTTATCATCTAAATCATAGAAACGGTATTTACTCTCGCCATCGTCATAAGTAATTTCTTTATCCTTTGTACTTAGAGATTTAATTTTCTTTGATCTAGGTTTTAATTTAAAGTTCGTATCCCATTTCTTAAATTCAAGACCTGGTTCTAAACCATCACCAATAAGAATCTCTGGACGATCACCTTTCTTTTCTAATACAAGTTTATCATTTTTGAATTTATATTTTTCTTTAATAGTTGATTCATCAATTGCTTTCTCAATCTTTTCTTTATCTAGATACTGTTTACTCTTTACAAGATCATTTGCTTTAGGTGCACCGAATAATAAGAGTGATGCTCCTACAACTGATGTAATTATTATTTCTTTGGTCTTCATATATTAATCACTAAATTTAATATGCCAGCATACTTGTACCCATGTAGGTGTTCCACTGACTGATGTAATTGCTAAATCTAATTCTTCGTTATCACTTATGACAGAATCTCCTGCGAATGAAGTATCATTTACTTCTGCTGATGTACATACTAGATCAGAACCATTTACATCTGCTGGAGAACCATCGTCTACTTGTAAATCTAAATTAACTGTTTGATCTGATTCACATGAAATCTCTAAGATCGTTGCATCTTTACCCATATCATTCTCCCAGATACTTTCAAAATCGTCGTCTGCTGTTGGATCTTCAAACCAAATACATTTTGTATCTGAGACTGCTTCATCGTCTACATCGAAGTCTGTTGCAGTTAGAGTAATATAATCTCCTGCTGTATATGTTGTATCGTCATCTGCTTCGCATGCTAGATCATTACCGTTTACGTATAGATGATTTCCTGCTGCACAAACTGTAGCAAAATTAATCTTGCTTTCAGAAATCTCGTCTGCTGCAATATCTCCATCAGCGTCCCACCATGCATCTGTAACTACATAATCAAGATTACCAGTTCCATCATTGTAAGAAACAGTAATATTTGTTTCAGTACCACTAGTCATACCACCAACGTAATCTTCGACTTCTTCTTGTGTAAGATTTGTATCATCAAGTAAAGCAGCAGCTTCATAACCATCGAGTGTACCAGTATTTGTTACATTACAAGAACTTCCATCGCAAGTAGTATCTGTGTCAGTATCCCAAGTTGAAGTAGCAATCCAAGTTAGTGCAGAGCCATTCCATGATACAACATAATTTGTTGTTGGAGAATTTGAAAAATCTAACTTCGCTTCAGTCAATGTATCATCTGTGATATCTGCAACATCATCCCACCATGCATCAGTTACGACAAAGTCAATTGTCTCATCTCCGTCTTGAAATGTAACTGTTATATTTGTTTCTGTATTCCCTGTGACCATTGCTCCTACCATATCTGTAACTTGTTCTGTTGATAATTGGGTATCTGTATCGTCGTAATATACTGAATCGTCGAAGCAAGACCAAGTACCACCAACTCTACGAACTACTCTATCGTTAGTTGAACAAAGATTATCAAATTCAGCAGAACTTACTGAATCGTCTGGTGATGTAATATATCCTGCCAGAGAGTGATCTCCCCAACCGTAAGCAGTAGCCCATTCAGAAGTAGAAGCAGTTAGTGGAACTGTATAGCCACTTGCTATACCGAGACCAAGTACACCAGAAGAAGTTACTGGTCCTCCATATGTATAGAACGATGAAGAAGCAATAAGATCTACAGAAGTAACTGTACCAGAACCACCTCCACCAAGACCGAGAGTACTAGTTGCTCGATCGATCCAAGCAGAGCCGTTCCACATAATCATATCTCCATAAGCTGCAGCAGTAATTGTTACATTATCTAATTCATCGAGAGTCGTTGAAGTAGAAGATGCTGTTTCATAATAATCGAGTTGATTAGTAAAAGGATTCATTGTCCAATCACCAAAGATGTCGTCTGGCGTTTTATCTTTTGAATACGATAAATAGAAATCAGTAATAACAAATAAGAAGGTCATCATTACTAGAATAACTATAAACGTATTTATAATTTTATTCATCATAAGATTGTATTTAAAATGCAGCGTTAAATTCTACATATGAATGAGTTGCTCTATCTGTCCATGCATCATCGAGGTCACTTGCGTCTTCGTAATAAAATGTATAAACTCTAACATTACTAGTAATCGTTTCTTTCATAATATACCAATTACCCTCTACATCTACGTATAGATAATAATTTGGTCCTGCTGTTGTAATCTCTGTACGAATAACTCTAAAACCTTCAACTGGAGAAAATGCTACATCGTTGCCAGATTTGTCTACAACCTTAACATGTGAGTTTGATGCCCCCATATTATTTTTTCTTTAGTTTATTAATTTTCTCTTTGACTTTAACTTTCTTCTCTCTTTTGTCTAGTTCCACATCTCTGATATCTTGCCCCTCTTCACGGTCTTCTAATTTCTCTTCTCGCTCTTTACACTTAGCTTCTCTGTCTGAAACAAGATCTTCTCTTGCCTCAACTTCATCTTCACGAACTTCTAATGCTTTAATTTTTTTCTTAGAAGACTTTTCTAATTCTTCTTTCTCTTCCTTTAAAGAAGTTACATCGTCAGTAAGAGCTTTTCTTTTTATTTTAATATTTGAAACTTTTTCTTTAAGATCGTCGTAAGATTCTTTCATCTCTTCAAACTTGATCTTTAGATTATCATACTTCTCTTTCAAAGTATTAATCTTCTCTTGTACTTTAATAACCTTCTGATCGAGAGTCTTGATAAACTTTCTTTTCCTTTTGATCTTTAAATTCTTATCACTGATTGAAGCATCAATACCTTCTTCGATATCTTCATGCTTTGCTATATCAGTTTTAAGTTTTAATAGTCTAGCTTTCGCTGACGTAATTTTTTGGTCGGTCATATATTTTCTTATGCTGTTCCAAAGAGTTTAACAGCAACAGTTGCTCCAGAAGCATTAGAAATATATAAGTCTGTAACATCCATGTCAAATGGTATTACATAAGGACTATCTAGTTTTCCTATTGCTATTCCTGGATTAGTAGTTTTATTAAGCTTTAGAGTAATATCTCCGTCTACTCTTAGTTCGAGTCTCTTATAGACTTTAACATTACTAAATGCTGCAGCAACGTTTGTTCTGACGTCGTAGTCTGATTGACCATTCGTAACATTAAATGCAGCAGAATCTATTGTGTTAGGAGTTTGAAACGTCATAGAATTATTTTTCGATGGTGACAATGTTCTTACTGCCAGCAGTGCTTGAAGCCCAAACTTGGCCAGTATACATCTGTTCATCATTAATTATAAATTCATTTGCAGCATTCGGTAGAAGACGAAAGCCTTGATTAACTCCTACTGTAGTTGAAGCAGCAGATGCATTTGCGAAATAACCGAAGTGTAAATAGATATCTGTATCACTATCGTTTTGGATTGAAGCAAACTTACGATCTGCATTATTATCTAAGACCTTTACTGGTAGACTTGATGCAGTTGTAGTTGTAGCTCCATTCGTTGGATTTGTAAAAGCAATCCCAAAGATATCGAATGGGTTATCTTGGTCTGCTTGTTTTTCTGGCATGAAATTCATATAAGCAAGAGCACAGATTACTATTGCCAATACTATTACCAGAAAGATGTTAAATTTCTTCATACTAGTATTATTGTTAATTAGTAATAGATTCCTACTGGCTTCGACAGAGGGCAAGCCTCTGCCCGACCAATGAAGTCAGTAGGAATCCATCTCTAATGATATAGGCCTGCCCACTAAATTAATAATGGGCAGAGTATATCATCGTGTTACGATGGATCTGTACATGTCATCTTTGCAGCAGTCTCTGTTCCACTGTCTCCAATTAGCCACTGAGTACCATCTGAGCGAAGTTCAACATAATCACCAATGGTTTCACCATCAGTTACAAAATTGATTTGGTCTTCGCCTGAACATGCTACATCAGCATTGTTAACAGAAAGAGTTCCATTAATATTATCCCCTTCAGATGAGTCAATGATAAAGTTACCTGAATCTGCAGCACCATTGATTGCAAATCTAAAGTTAAGACCTTCTGCAACTGCTGGTAGAGTGATAGTTGTACCACTCGCTGAGAGGTAGTAAGTAGTACCACTCAATGCAGCTGTAAGTGTAGTCGTAGAATAAATATTAGTAGGAGCTAAGACTTGTGACCCTTCCTTCATAGTAACTTCGCCACTTAGAGTAGTAGCACCAGTTACTGATAAAGTTGAGGCCATGCTTACTGCACCTGTAAAAGCATTGTTAGTAGAAGTATAATTTGAAGTACCACCACCAGTAAAATCTTGACCCCCTTCATCAGATTGACACATCTGAGTAGTAGGAGCAGGAGGAGCTTCAACATTAACATCTACATCGATGTTCGGAGTTGGAAAAAGATAGACAGCTAAAACAATTATTAACCCAACGATGATAAGACTCAAATTGTCTTGTAGTGCTTTCATAAACTTAAAGGATTAATGAATTATTTTTTGTTTCTATTTCTTTTTCTTCCACCTTTTGCTTTTGTTTTATTAGCAGCTTTCTTTTTGGCTGCTGCTTTTTTCTTTTTTTCAGCTGCTGCTTCTTTTTTAGCTTCAGCTTCTTTTTGTTTTTCTTCTTCGTCATCGTCTTCTTCCTCTTCTTCATCTTCTTCCTCTTCTTCGATTTCTTCTTCCTCTTCTTCCTCTTCCTCTTCTTCCTCTTCCTCTTCTTCCTCTTCTTCGTCAATGCCTGCTTCTTTCAACAGACGTGCTTTTTTAATGAGGTCGATCAAAGTTTCTCGTGGTGTAATACCACCGAACTTAATACCTAACTCATTGGCTTCTTCTTGAAGCTCAGGAAGGGTCATCACTGCAAGTTCTTTGCCTTCGACTTCCTCGCGTTTGATATTCTTTTCGTAAGCTTTCTTTGTAAGAATACCAGCTCGGACGTAACTTGCAGGAACTCCCTCGACGTGTAGAGCATTTAACTCTTCTTCAGACCAAGGTACACCCAATGCTTTGCATCGGTCTTGCTGAAGAAGATGTGCCCAATCTACTTTTGCCATATGAATGTCGTTAGAGTTATTAATTAAAATTGAGAGGAGAAGAACTTCTCCCTCCCCTCTCTATGATTTAGGTTGCAGAACCATTTGAACCTACTAGTCCGATAGGATAGCCGAATCCAAGTGTGTAGTAAAAATCAATTGTCCAATCCCATTCTTTGTTTGTATAAAGAATGTCTGGAGCGTCAAGAGTTGGTCTTTCAGAGAACAACATCTTTAACACTTTCATGATTTTTCTTGAATCAGCCATGAACCAGTAAGCTGAAGTATCAGTACCGTCTGCAGCAGATTCAAGTCTATCCCAAACGATAATCTTAACTCGTTTTCTCAACCAGTTATTAGTATCGTTATCTTGAGATCCTTGAAGCTTATCAGATTCTACAATCCTATAAGCTAGATCTTCTAGAGATGGAGGAACAATTAGCAAATCATATTTAATAGAACGATTCTTACCATGAACATCCTTGTTGATTCGTCCTTGTTTAATTTGATAAACAATAGCTTCCCTGCTCAATGTAGGATTATTGTTTGTGCCATCTGAGATGACATTACTAAATGTTCTGCTAGTTACGTTATTAGTATGAGCAGTACTAAATAATGCTAGACCATCTGGGCCTACTGCTGAAACAGCATCACCCCAAACATCTGTGTAACTAGTTGACCAACCTTTAAGCAATACATCTGCTAGAGATTGATCAATATCGTTCCAAGCTTCGTCAACGATAGTTTCCACTAATTCGTTGGCTTCGTCGTAACGATCGAATTTCCTCATGTCCTTGGTAATAGGAACATCGGCACCGTAGTGTCTCTGTGTCCAGGTTACGTTGTCACCTTGTTTACCTTTGACTCTTGGGAAATTCTCACCGTCAGCAATACGTTTGATACCGCTGACACCATGGAGAACTTGATGAAGATAATCATAGAGAGAAGTTTCCTTCGCTTCGAAGAATTTAGGTCCTACCATCTCGGTGATGGCATTCTCTGAACTCTCCATATATGTCTCTTGAAGTTCATCATTCAATTTCTCAAAGTCTTGTCTTCGAATCATATAATGAGACTATTAAAAGATTTATTAAAATTTATTTGCACTAACAATTAAGCAAGCGCTGGATTCAAGAAGAACCCTTGGACAATCTTATTAGTTGCGTCGATAATTTTTTCAATGTAGAAAACTTTATCAGTAGTAGCAGCCAAGTTCACAGTTACTTTACCAGTAAGGTCATAGACATTACCAACATGAGTAGCAAGAACTGGAGTAGCACTAGTAAGAGCTTCGAATACAACTACTTTAGGAATCCGTAGAAATTCAACCATCTGACCATCAGCAGTTGTAACTACGTCATCCATTGCAATGTAGTAACATTCGTCGTCGCCTGTAGCACCAACAACCATATACCCTGAACTATGTTTGGCACGATCACCTTTAACAAAAGTTTGAGCATTTGCTGCTGCTAATCTAACGATTTGTCCTTCATCAAATTGTTTTGGATCAAACATACTAGATTACTTTAAATGAATGAATTAATCTTTGCCTTTAAACCAGTCTCCCAAGTTTTTGATTTTTCTAGAACCTCTCTTGGATAGATCTGATCTATCGACTTTTTGTTTTTTCTTTTTCTGGTGACCCCCTCCACCAATGATTGGTGCATGAACTTCTTCATTATCCTCTTCTGCTTCTTTACGCTTTTTACGTTCTTCAGCAAGATCAGGATAAGCTGCTCTGAAAGCATTCTCCAAATTCTCCATAAAGTCTTCACGTCGAGTATCGGTCTTTTCTTCAGCATAGAACTTATCTAGCTTCTTGTAAACACCTTCGACAGTTAAGCCTTCATCTTTGAATTCTTTAACAACTCTAGGTAAAAACTTGTTAATAGCTTTTTTCCTTTCATTGTCTCTAAACGATTGAATGTCGTTGATGTCTCCATCATCTTCATCTTCCTCGTCTTCTTCATTTTGCACCTGAGTCTTTTTGCCTTGTACTTGTTCTCTAAACTTTATCTTCTGACCGATTACTTTAGACATGTTACGAGAGTTAGCTAACTCCCTGTCCGTAAGATCATCCAATAAAGAATCGAGCTTGTCAACAATGCCAGACTCAATCACTTTTGGATCTTTGGGATCAATCCCATTTTTCTTAAGATAACTTTCTTTAAAGATCTTTTTAACATCGTCTTTCGATCTTTTAGTTTTCTTAAGTTGTTCTGACTCTTCTTTTACGTCGTCGTCTTTGACGTCTTCTTGAGGATTTACCTCGATCTTTTTGCCTTTTGGAAATGGCATAAATTTGGTCTTTCCGATATCAGTAATCTCAGATTAAATTCTGACATAGTACTGATATCAATTAATTTATATTAATCTTTCTCCCTTGTTGTTGAACGTGTTTTCTTTTCAGTACTTCCTTAATCATCTTTCTAGAATTCGGTCCCTTCTTTGAATGAATCTTCTCAGAAGCTTTTCTCATATCATCAATATGCTTTAGAATAAATAAAGCTGTCGCTGTTTGAGCATCTCTCTTAAATGGTTCAATCGTTGAGATGTTATCTCTTTGAACTTTCATTAGAAGATAGTATAAGTAATTCTTATACTCATCATCTAAGAAGTTTCTAGCTAAAGCAATGCCATGTGCATATTGCATTCCTTTTGTTAAATGTGCTGCTTCCTTAGAATCTTCGAACCTTTGTAAGTCTTCATAAATAGCTAAGCCACTTATAGTATCTGGTACTTGCAAAAGCTTAAATAAAATTTTAATTAATAAAGATCTTATTGGTCGCATGATCTTTTTATACATCGTTTTGTCCTCTCTTTGGGAGTTGGTCTGCTTGACTCACTGCCCGCTTGAGATTATTATTATCTAAGTTATTTGGACTACCTTGACGTTGCATCAACTGTTCAATCATTCCCATGTTAGAATCTCCTTTCTTCATTATCTTTTCTAAGTTCTTTCCATATACTCTAGCAAGATCTTTCAAGTTCTCTTCTTGATTGACTAATGGATTTTCAGATGTTAATTTGTTCCATGCTATTTCATTTTCTTTCTCTTGCTGTTTAGTTTCTTTCAATGATGAGTTAGGAATAATTCTCATCCACCCTTTAAAGTTTCTTATTTCAGTTGGCGTAATATCTAATACCTGAGTAAGATTATCTGAAGCTTCATTCAATTGATCAAGAACTTCTTTACTTCTTGGGTTCGGTCTAATATTAATTTCCATTGTACCAAGTTCATCGTTCAATAATTGAATCTGATCTACAACTACCTTTCGATGTTTACCTGTTGATCTCTGTCTCTTAGTATAAAACTCAAGCATAAGTTGAATCTTCTGTTCTGCTCTATCTTCTTCAAACCATTCCATCTGCCTTAAGAATAATCCCATAACTTCAAGTGAAGCTTCTCTAGCAGTTGCAACTTCTTCTGCTGTTCTAACTCTTCCGACTCCAGCTGCTCCTGCTTGTTCTGTTCCTTGATTTGTAGATTCATTCATTGCCTGCTTCATCGTATTCATTATACCAATAACTTGATTCGATTGAGTAGAGATTTGGAATTCTCTAATAGCATTAAGATCTGTACCTGGATCAAGATCGATGACTGCTGAAGGATAGAACCAATCTAATTCGAAATCATTATTAGTAGCATTGAAGATTGGAGACTTCAGAGCAATGAACATTTGATCAAGCATAAGATCCCACATCGTATTACTCATGTCTTGGAATGAAGCAAGTTTGAATGGGAGGCTCATTCCATAGAAGAACTGAAGACTAATGTATTCAAATCTTGATGCCTGTAATGGAATCTGTTTATGTTTATATGGAAGAGGATTCTCAATCTCAGTAAGAAGAATGCCATTAGCAATGACATCGTAAGTATCTGTATTCCTATTCCAATATCTAGTAACTCTGACTTCGTTATCAGTAAACTTATCTAAGCCAAAAGTCTTAGCATCTTCCTTACTCATGTCAGCGATTGGCTTTACTAAATTAATATTATCAAAGTCACCGAAATCTATTTTAAAAGTTTCAAGATCATAAGCTTGTTGTGTAGCACATCTGCCCATCTCTTGAATATTATGTTTTGTAATATCTCCAGGGATAAAACATTCGAGAGGAATGATTCTATCGAAGACATCTTCCCATTCGTAAATTGTTTTATAGTTCCACCGAGTATTTCTTGCATCTCCTTTCTTCCAATTCTTATTCTTAGTTGTTTTGATCTGTCTCCTTCCTTCGTACCAAAATGTTTCTCTAACTACTGTACCTTTAACAACTGCTTCAAACATCGAATCAAATAATAACTTCTCATCTTTTCCTTTACCATTCTTACCTCTTGCAGAAGCTTCATATATATTTGTAATAATCCTAGCAGTCGTACTTGAAATTCCCATCTGATTAAAAAACTCAGCTTTCATTCGCTGAGCTGCTAGCCTGGCTAGAATAGCCATAAGCTTGTTTCTTGTAACTGGATCAAATACGTTTGCTTGCCAGTCATCTTTGTACTCATCACGATATGTGACAGAGTTGATACGTCTTTCACTTTCTGCAATATAATTCTCGAGAGTAAGTGATTCGCCGTAATCGTTAAGACCAAAGAATTCATATTTTTGATCACGTATTCCCCTCATCTCTGCAATCTCTTCTTCACGTTCTCTAACGTATTCTTTAGTCTCTTTATCTTGAGACTCTTTACCATCATTTTCGTAGTCTTCTCTCTTTACAGATTTGGTCAAAAATAATTTATCTTTTTCTTTTGTGGAACTCTT